GTTGATGTTGGCACTGATAATTCCAGGAACTTTTTTTACCGTTCCGTAAACTGTACTCGTTGCATCGTCGCTTGTTACAAGCGCATAAACTAAGTCTCTTAATCCAATCGGTGGTGCTCCTGCCATCGTTTATTCCTCCAATCAAAATTAAAAGACGCTCCTTATAAATCGGGAACGTCTAGCTTTTTAAATCTCACAGCCCTATGCATTATTTTTGTTGTTTGATCCGGTAGATCCCATGCCCCGGTGCGCTCATAGCCGATCGCCGTAAGCGCAGCCTTAATCAGCTTTTCAGTCGGCTGATAATCCGTGTACTTATTGCTTATCGGCTTTGACCAAATATCGACTTGCAAATAATAATTGGTCAGCTGTTCCACATCGTCGCTCGATAATGCACCCATATCGTCGTAAAAAAAGAACGTCGTGTAAAAGTCTGGCTCAGTCCCCAAGTAATACTGATACTTAACTGGGCAGCCGATACCGGACAGCGCTGCCATGACTTCCGAAACTTTACTCATAGCCTCAAGTCCTTTCGGATTGAGTCGGCCATTTTATCCTGTGTCGTTCTGACTTCACGGTGGAGGGTTTTAGCCATGAACGCTTGAGCAGGTTGATGCACACTGCCAAACTCCGGAAACTTCAAATACCAGTGATCTTTATCCGGTCCGATCTCACACTTATCTCCATCGCCGCTGATCACAATATGATCAGCAGCGTGATCGTTTGGTGTGTCTTGACTTCGCGGCGTATTCTCCGCAACCTTAGCCCGCAAATGTTCCGCACCTGCGTCAAGCGCTTGTTTTTTCGCGCGTTCCGGATGCTCATAGCTTTCGAGCTTGGTCAGCAGTTCAGCCATACCCTCCATCTTAAGAGGCATCCGGGATCACCTCCTCGCAAACGCAAGTTAGCGTTTGACGCAGTTCATCATCCTGCAAAATTGCCTGGATATTAAACGTGCGCTCTCCATAACGGATACGCATATCTTCGGTCAATCCAGTTGTATAGCGGATCCTCCACCGTGTCGTTCGCACGTTCTGATCTGCATTAGCCTCAACGTATTCACGTCCGCTGATCGTCTTCGGCCAAGCATAGACTGTTTTTGCATCTTCCCAGTAACTCCCACCGCCAAAGCCGTCGTCAACGCCCTCAACGAAGCGTTGAAAGGTTATTTTTCGGTTAAACTTACCAGGATTCATGATGTATCACCCGCTGGATCAGTTAGCTGTAGCTGCGTAATGATCGACTTTAACCCCGCGTCTAGCTTGCCGGTTGACCGGCTTTCTGGATCACGATTCTCATAATAATCGACAACAAGCATTTTAACTGCTAGCTTCGCACTCTCGTCATCCGGATTAAGAACGCATCCGCCCTTGATAAGATAAGTTTCAGCAGCAGAAATATAGCCGATTACGGTTGGGTCGCCGACTTCATCAACCGTCACCCGGAGATAATCTCGGGCTTCATCAAGCGTTAAAATCATAGAGCATCAGCTCCTTAAGAAGTACTAGTATACCCAGCGGCTATCAGAGCATTAACGATATCAGCCGCTGTAGCAGTCGCAGGATCAAGATGAGGCATGACTGGAGCAAGAACAACTGGCTGACCGGCTTTAGTCATCTGACCAGCAGCAGTCACTTCCAAAGTGCCGCCAACGACGAACTTATCGCCGCCGTCATCATGGTAATTCTTTGTAGTATAGGGCATCAGTTTTCACCTCTTCTAATTATGCCGGAATAGTAAGCGATCCGACTTGGTAAGCATCAGTGTCTGTTTGGATCACGTCAAATCTTTCAATAATTCGGATCGCTGTCATGTTGCTACCGAACAAGAAATCGTTTGATGTATCAATGCTGTACACTCCGCGATCAACAAATGTGGCGCCATCAACCATAGAGCCGTAGAAAATTGGTGCTTTTCCATCTGCTGAAGCGAGTTCCGCGTTTGAGAAAACGTGAACGATTTTACCTAGGAACAGCATACGGGACGGTTGAGCCGGATCTGGCTGAAGAACCGGACGACCAACTCCATCAAGTGCGCTATCCAGTACATCGTACCCATCTTGGTTCGTGCAGAAGTAAGACGATGCCGAAATTAGCGGATCGAGATCCTTATTGACCGATCGCTTCAGCGCTTTCCAGTCAGCAAGGACCTTCGGTGTTTTACCTGTATTCATAGTTGTGAAAATAGCTTTATTTTCTGTTCTCAGAGCCTTTTTAGCAAACCATCCGGCAATATAGTTGATCAAATTTGCGTCTTCGTCTTGCAGTAGTGTGTTTGGAATCGGAAGCAGAGCGCCTTTATCCTTAACCGCATAGGATACCTGACGGAATTTCGGCTGTGCTGTTTGATCAAGAGCTCCGCCTTCAGTCATATCAACGAGTTCAGTCAGCGTGGATAGATCTTCGTAAACAAAGGATCCAGTCTTCGTGCCGGTAGTGTAAACCGTCGTGCAGCACATTTTTGCGCTTTTATACTGACGTTTTAGTTCATTGATTCGGGTATTGATATCCTGCGGAATTAAATAGCCGCCATCTGCACCCGTTTGTGAGCTCAAAGCATCCTTCATATCCGGAGTTAATGATTTTTTACGGATCAAGTTCAAGAACGCCTTTGTATGCAGCTTGCGGAATTCTTCACCGTTTTTGTCCATCTTTCCTACCTTGTTAACAATCTGAATGCCTGGCTTCGGATCCTTAAACGCGTCTTCAATTTCCTTTTGAGCCTCAATCTTTGCCTTCATAGCTTTAATGTCTTTTGTTGCCTTTTCAAAGGCTTCTGGTTTTGCTGTTTCATCTGTCATCAAAGCTTGCGCGTGGTCTTGCAAGCCACGAAGTTTTTCAAACAGATCCTGTAGTTCTTTTGACATTTTGTCATCTCCTCAATTTTTAAAGGGCTAACTCAAGGCTTAATTTTGCTTTAAGTTGCCTGATTTTTTCTTTATCATGTACTGGTTCTGTCTTTTTTGCCCGTTCAGGCAGGTCATTGGGAACATGTCTGTAGGAATCAAAAAGACGGCCCCGTAAGCTGGCCGCATAATCTTTCGCGTCTTCAATTTCATCCGCTAAACCAAGATCTACGGCGTCCTGAGCAGATAACCAAGTCTCGGCATCCATCATCTCCGTAAGCTTGCTGTCAGTTAGGTCTGGGGCTTTGGCCAGATACGCCGTTTTAATAGATGCATCCACTTTATCCATTGCCTCGGCTTGCTTTCGCAGGTCATTTGCATTGCCCTGAACAATTGTCCAAGCGTTATGGATCATCATCATTGCGTTTTCTGGCATAGTGATCTTATCACCGGCCATAGCAACTAAGGAGGCAGAGCTCGCCGCCAAACCGTCAACATATACATTAACCTGTGATTTGCACCTTTTAAGCATTGAATAAATGGCTTGTCCGGCAAATACGTCACCCCCAGGAGAGTTGATATAAACATCCAGTGTGCTGATATCCCCTAAAGCGTCCAAATCTGCTTTGAAATCCTTTGGTGTGACCTCATCACCCCACCACGTGCTGTCAGCGATCTCGCCGTACAGTTGCAATTCTCCTGAGCTAGCATCTTTTTTGATGAAATTCCAAAACTTACGTTTCACTTGTTGTTCCACCTCCTTTCTGATAAGCTGCTCCTGCTTGATCAATCGGCACGATGTTGCCATTCATAAACAGGCGATCGCCGCCTGGATCTTTAGGTAATCCTTCACGATCCCTAGCCTCATTTGGCTTCAAAAAGCCATGATCAATACCCTGAGCATACGTTTCATACCGCGTTTTCTTATCTGCCCGAAGAATCATATCAACGTCAAACTTGGTATACAGCCCTTTGTTTACTTCTGGCGTGGTAAACAGCTTGTACGTTGTTTCTTGCTCGTACATTGTTAAAATTGGGAGCAGCGTGTCCGTGTAAAACTCGGAGTTTGCTTCACTGGCACTCGCATAACTTGTTTTTACCAAGTCATTCAGCTGGTGCGCTTTAACACCAAAAGCTGCGGATATTTGCCGATAAATTAACTGAGTATTTTCCACAAACTGAGCATCCGTCAGCTTTAATTCAAGTGGCTGGTACTGAAAGCCAACTGGGAGCATTGCGATTCGATTCGCATTTTTAAGACCAGAAGCCATCGCCTCGAACTTTGTCCTAAACTTTTCCTTCTCCGGCTCACCTAAATCGCCGACATAATGGACGATTCCCGCAGCCTGCATGCCGCCTTTTAAGCTGCTATTCATGAAACTTTGAGCAGAAGCGCCATTCTCAATAATTGTATTTAGCTTTTCAATCGGACTGATTCCCGAAATACCATCAAGTGACATCCCGCGGAAGTGCAGCATATCATCCGACTGTATTTTATGACTAACACCTGATCGATCGTAATAGATAAACCAGATTGAGTCCTTGCTACTGACCAATCCCTCGTTATCGACCCAAATTTGCACGTGCTCAGCCGGAATAGGATAAAGCCCTTTAACTTGTCCGCTGTTTCTACCAATTGTTGCTCGGTCAATCCAGGCGTATGAGTTTCCGTAAAGATTACGCTGCGTTTCGAGCGCTTGCCAAAAAGCCATCGCCGTCATGTATGGATTGGGTCGTAAGTGCAGGATCGGATAAAGATAATGGTTTGATGCCTTTTCAATCCCGTTCCCCTGATTCTGATAAACCTCTGTCGGCAACTTACCAAGGCCCTCAGAAAGCAGCTTAATGCAGGTGTAAACTGTGGCTTCAACTAGAGCTGAAGCTCCTCTAACACTGACCGCCGCATTTAGATCAACGCCTAAAAAGTCAGCGAGTGTTTGCCAAGTCGTATTTTCCTGGACAGCATTTTTTAAAACTTGCCTCGCCCAGTTTCTACGCCATTTCTGAAAAACGTTCATTCACTATCACCACCTCCCTTAAAGACCCCAGAGTTTATTAAGAAATTCGTCATCGGTAAATTCGCTGACATCAACGTCATTTTCCCGGTTCATCAAAACGATTTTATGAGAATCAATCACAGCATCAATCGGGTCGATGCGCTCAGTCCGGTGCTCTTTATCAATTTTCATTTCCTTGAAGCTGTTGTAAGTAAGTTTCGCATTCAGCGCGCACCATGTTAGCAGGCCATCGTCTTTGTTGTATAAAACGCTATTAGCGTCAACCGATAACTTGAAATCCTCTGTTGCCGTGTTCAGGCTTTTCGCGCTTTGGACAATTTCGATGCAATCACAGCTAAACTCGTCCAGGTCCGCCAGGAACGTATCCGCATTGTGTGGATCATAGGCTATGGCTTTATACTTCAGCCCGTAATCATCCCTGATCTTCTTCAAATACTGAAGAATGTATTTATAATCTGTTTTAACCCCAGCCAGCGTCTCAGTAACCGTGATTAACCCTTGTTTATACCAAATGTCATACGGCGCTTTATCCGTTTGGATATGTTCATTCATCCGCATTTTCGGGATAAATGAATGCTGATGCACAAATACTTTCGGCATGTCACCGCCTGAGATCGTAAATTCCAACACAAGGGACGTTAAGTCGCCGCCACTAGATAAATCCAAACCGACGACACATTCTTGACCACGAAAATCCTCAAGTGTCAGGTCGGAAGCACATTTCTTCCAATTTTCGGCATTGATGTAGTCCTCATCCGCCATCTGCACCCACATGTTCAGGTCTTTCGTCAGGAAGTTTCTGAGCTCTGTGCCCTGCATTTCCTTTGCCTTAATGGCATCATTCCGTAAGTTTTCCAGTGTTTCGGGTGTCCAAAGTGGATTGGCTTTCGGCCAGTTTTTTTCATCCCAGATGTCGTCATCCGGATCAAGCTGAGCAATAAAAATAAATTGCGTTTCATCCTGGATCCGTCCTTCAAGGACTTTCACGCAGTAGTCGTACAGTTCTTTACACGGCGAATTGATGTCAAAACCAGCTGTTGTGATGACCGAAATGAGCGACTGTTTCAGCTTTTTCGTGCCGTCCGACAACAGTTTGTACATCTGGTTCGTCTTGTGCTTGTGATACTCATCGACGGATCCGAAGAACGGGCGAAATCCGTCAATACTTTCCGTATCGCGGCCAAGGGCCTTAATATTGCCGTTTGTCAAATTGCACTCAATCTCTGACTTGTAGTCTTTAATCGTAAACAACCCGGGCTTTGTTTTCGTCCCGGACAATTCACGGTCAGCATTAATGAACTTATAGCACTCTTTCAAGACAATTTTTGCTTGTTGCTCTTTTGTCGCTACCGCATAAATTTGCGGATACTGATAGCCAGCGAAATTGCCGTAGTAAAGCGACGGAACCGCGTTGCCAACTGACTTACCATTCTGCCTAGCCACCTGTTCGTAGGATGTTCGAAAACGCCGATAAGGTGTTCCTGACTTTAACCAGCCATTCAAAGATCCGAATATAAAATCTTGGAAAGCATAAAGATTCATTGGTTGCGGTTCTTCACCCTCAGCAAGTGTTAGGGTTTCGGAGAAATCGATTAATCGATTTGCCGCTTCAACGTCCCAGTAATACGGAAATTCTTCCGTGTTCTGCCGTTTCAGATCATTGAGGTGCCGCTGACAGGCGAGTATTTCAAGCCGCCCTTTTGTGTACTTGCCATCCACCACGTCTTGTGCAAATTGAGTAACGCGATCAATCACGCAAACTTATCCCACTTGCTTTTTGGCTTGTCGTCCTCTTTCTTTGGTACGACCAGTTTGCAGCGCGATGTGATGGTTAAGCCAAGGTCAGTAGCGGAAGCACGGCATTGTTTAAAGAGTTTATCCTGGGCAGACACGACATCTTTGTCGAGCATAAGACCTGGTTTTTCTAAAATCTGATTCATGAGGTCGTTGTACAATTTTCGTGACATGATGAAACGTGCCAACGCATCAATGTCCAAATTGCTCATGATGTTAATTCCAACAAGATCTTTAGCGAGCTTGCGAAATTCTTTTTTCAAGTCGTTTGGCAGGTAAGAAGGCGCCCGGATCTTGTCCGCAGGCGCCTTAATCTCTTGCGATTTTCGTTTTTCAATCTCAGCCTTCGTCAGATGCGTTTTTCCCTTGACGAGCATCAAGTCAACCGGCTGTTTTTGGCGTCCAGGCATCCGGATCACCTCCCATCATCAAATTTTCAAAAAAGGAGTTTTTGCGAGAGAACACGGCCATCGCGTTCCCCGTACGAGTGTTCGCATACTTTTTCAACCGCCCCCGGGGTACCGGAAGCGTCTCAGTGCTTCGAACAGTTCCTTCTGCGTCTCTGCCTTGAGTCCGTTGCGGTAAGCTGACTCAACGCGTTGATGCCATGACTCGCTTAACGGTATGATGCAATCGGTATCGAGACGCCTTGACCAGTCATCCTTGATCGGTATGATGTGGTGCATCGTCTGATAAGGCACGATGCGATGATCAATCACATACGACACAACACATAAGCCGTGGTAGCGAGAGGCAAGTACCTTGACTAACTCACGCCATTGCCTTGACTTGTAGAAGTGTTGCTCTCGTTTATCTCTCCGGTTGCTGTTGTACGCTTGGTGTCTTTGCTTCTCAGCCAGTGGGTCACAGTCAGCGCAATATACATGACCGGCAGGCATCAGCTTATGACAGCGTGGACACAGTTTCATGAGTGGCATCAGCGCTCAACCTCGATAACCTTCTGCTTATGTTGCTCGTCGTAATGAACGATGCGGATTGATTGCTTACCGGGTTGTTCTGTCCTCGTGTGCCAATCGTATGAGATGCTAACCTTAGCTTCGATCGGTTCACCTTTGTAATAAACAACCGGTACTGAATCCATATCATCGACGCGTATCTCAAGCAGTGGCTTAGCCATTTGATTCACCTTCCAAGTATTCATCCTTAAGCTTCGTCATCCGCTTATCAATCTCACCAGTGATGTGGCGTTTATGTTCGTCATAGCCACCAACAATGCCAACGTACTGACGGTTCAGTTTATCAACCTTGATCTTGTTGTACGGAAGATCCTCACATAACTTCTTTATCTTCTTCAAGATGATCTCACTCTTGCGTTTCAAATCCTTGCACCGATCATCCATCACGTAAGACAAGTATCGGTAGCCGCAATGTGGACACAATGCAGAACCGACTATGAACTTGCCCTTGCGTGTCTCTGACGTGTACCACTCGAATTCCTTATGGCAATAATCACAAGTTACTTTCATGATTGATCACCGGCCGTATAATCAGGACCATTAGCAAGGTCAATGCCTACCGTCACATGTTCTAAATCTTTCAAAGCCTGTGCTATTTTCCTTGCTTGACTTTGCACCGCTTTTAATCCTTTCAAAGCATCACTGCAGTCAATACTTAACTTCATCGTCAGTTCTCCTACTGGTTTGCTGTGGTGTGCATCATTCTCACGTGCCTTCTTTACACATTCCAAATAAACGTCCATCGCTTCTTTCGGCATGTGTGGCTTCTCGATGCTTCCACCTTGTGGTCTGCTCTGATCTTTCATCTCTGCACAACCTCCTTGTAAATTAAAAGAGCGCCAGCCTAAGCCGTACGCTCTTTTCTTCGCTTAAGTTATAAGCGCCGCTCTGGACGCTTTAGGCAATCTCTAAATCATTACCACACTAACATAATATCATGTAATTGCTGTTCAAAATCACAAGGTAATCACACGCCTATTTTGTTTATCGTAGACAGACCAACTTTGCTTGCAACGAGATGAACAAATTTTCTTCTGTATTTCGTTGCGGTGTTTGGATGCACATAACATTTATCGGCAATCTCTTTCCACTGTGCTGACTGATGATTCCAGTATTTGAGTCGAAGTAACTTTTGATACTCTTCTGGAATTTGATTATAAGCCGATTCAATTGCTTCTACGATCTCCTCCATATTGCGGAGCCTACGATTGCTTAACAATCTGGACGCGATTCGTTCAGTCGGTCGTCCTGGTTCGCTTGGCCGTCCGCCGCCTGTATTATCTTCAGCTGATGATCCATATAAAATTTGTTCCCGCAGCCTTTTGATTTCTCGTTTCGTATCGGGATAATCATAAATCTCAGACTCGATATATTTAAACACCGCTGATTTTAGTTTCGTCTCTGTCATCCTTCTGCCCCCTTGCTCTGTCTGTAAATGTCTTGCACCCAATCAACGAGCATCGCCATTTGATTGATCACCAGTTTGTTATTGTCATAGCGTTCACATATCTCCGTGCTAGACTTTACAATCCATTGCCAAAACTTGTCGCTATCCATGCCATACTTTACAGCTTGCTTGTTAACTTCAAGCACCCAATCAGCACACTCGCCAAAGAATTGCTTATAATCCATAGGCTTACACCTCTTCGATTTTGATGTAAATGCCTGGCATATCTGACCAATACTTTTCAATCACTTCGCTAGCTACTAATGCGTCATCCGTCCAATAACCTAACGCTGTCATGCAATCTTTAAGTGCCTTAACCAAATTGTCCGTGTCAGGTTTGGTAGTTTTGTACTCACCTTCTTCATGTTTTCCGTTGTTCTTAAAGATCCACCAACTGGTAAGTCTGATCGCTGTCTTATATTTTTCTGCCGGCACGTGTTGTCCAAGATGCGCCATCAGCTTTGACCGGGCTGCTTGCAAATCTGCTGGTTCGTAAAACACTGGCTTGCCATTGATCACGTGGACTTGTTTCTGTTGGTGTGTTGTTGTCGGCGGATGCATAGGCAGAAAAAATTCAGTTACCATATTTTGTCATCACCTTTAAATTTTGATTTTGAAATGGTCGCCTTAGTGTCCGCTGTGTCTGTTGTATGTCGTCGTGCTTGCTCACGCACGACTACACAACACACGACACACACGCAGGGTGTGAAAGAAAAAAATGTATATTATATATAGTGTTTTTTTCTTCCCGTGAAAACAACGTGCGGTTACGTTTTTTTCACACCCCGATGATCAACCTGTGAAAATAACATGTTTTACGTTTTTTTCACATCTAATTGGTTTTACCTGTGAAAGAAAAGATTACGTTGTTTTCACACTTACTTTTATTTAGTGTGAAAGAAAATAACATGTTATTTTCACACCTTCTTTTTTGTGACAATACTCGATTTCCCTTCTACTTTTTCAGTCTCAAAATTGCCATTATCCTTAATACGGTTCCAAACCGTCCGTTTCGTTGCCCCTAAATACTCTGCTAATTCGTCCACAGTAACCTGATGTTCGCCATCATCGAGTGCAGAAAAAGCTGTTTCGAATGCTTCATTTCGTTCTTTTTTCTTCGCTTCTGGACTCTTCCGTTTACCCATCGCTTTCTTCCAAGCCGGTTGTTCTGCCTCTGGTTGAATGTCCTTAAGCACGCCTGTATCGTCCAGCCGATGTACGGGATACCCGAACCATATATTGACCGGATCAAACTTGGCAAACTCTCGGAGCGTGCCTTCTACACGCCACGCAGTACGATTCTTGGCAACGTCTATCGCTTGACTTAATGCCTGCCTAAGCTCATCATGATGGGGCTTTAGGGCGTTCTCTGAGTGCTTTCGCATTTGTGCAGCGCTAAGCAGATCATCTTGACCAATGTTTTCTTCTAAATAGTCCGGAGCGTATCGCTTAAAGAAAGATTCATAGACTTTGCATATGGCCCGATCCTTCTGCTGCTTCTTCAATTCATCTGTCAAATCGAGTTCTGTCAAGTCAAGTAATGCATCCGGATCACGGGCGAATACACCGGAACCTGACGCCCTGTCCATTGACCGTTTCGCCCCTTGCACGCCTTTACTGTGGTGATGGCAATAAATCACGCTGCAGCCTAATTCCGTAGCGATCTTGTCAAACTGATTGGTGAAGTGTGCCATTTGATCCGCACTGTTTTCATCACCTGTCAGCACCTTGTAAATGGGGTCAATGATGACGGCAATATAGTTTTTCTTGATTGCTCGACGTATCAGCTTTGGAGCTAGCTTGTCCATTGGCACCGACTTACCACGCAGGTTCCAGATGTCGATATTATCGATATGATCAGGATTAAGCCCTAGCTTACCGTATACATCCTTGAAACGGTGCAGGCAGCTCGCCCGATCCAGTTCAAGATTGACGTATAGCACTTTACCTTTCGTGCATTTCCATCCGAGCCAACGCACGCCTTCACCAATGGCAATAGAGAGTTCAATCAGCGCAAATGACTTACCGGCTTTTGACGGGCCGGCCATCAGCATCTTATGCCCCTGACGCAGCACGCCTTCAATGAGCGCCGGTGCGAGTTCCGGCATATGATCCCAGTAATCGGATAATCCTTCCGGATCCGGCAGGTCGTCATTGACGCCTTCAATCCATTCGTGCCATTCTTCCCATGTGGTTTTACCAATGTTCGTGTCGATGATAAATTGCTTCTTACCGTTTCGTTCGACGCCGGGCATCCTGGATAGCCGAGACGGGTTCCGGTTCTGTTTGTCAATGTTGATGCCGTTCTTTTTGCAGACGTTGTATAGATAATCCACACGTTTCCGGTACTCATCATAGTCCGGCGCATCGACCTTAATGATGGCATGGATACTCTT